AAGGGAAACATTAAAAAGTTTTCTAATGTTAAAGCGGATGAATACTCCCGACTAACTTCTGAATATAACAGAATACCTAAACAGTTTAGAAAAATGGCTGTTGCTAATATGCGGTTAGACAGTGATAAAGACATAGACCTTTTAGATACGGACACACTAAAACGTCTAATTGTCCGGGCTAAACAAAGTCAAGCCACTAACAGAAAAGCATTAGGAAGTAAGCGAAACTAAATAAAAGAGGGGGCAATTAAGCCCCCTTTATTTTTGTCTATCGTGTGTCGCCACTGCCACCAATAGTGCCTGACTTCTTACGGGCAGCTAACTTAGCCTCATTCTGACCTGCTATCATACCAAGCGTAAGGTTGAGGTCAGTAGCAAGTGCAGCACAGTACCATAGTACATCTCCTATCTCACTTGCAATGTCCTCTCGCCAAGTGTCGGGTCTATTATCTGGCCCATCTCGTACAAGTTTCTTTACCTTGTTGGCTACTTCCCCTGCCTCACCTGCTAACCCAAGCGCAGGGTACAAGATACGATGCTCATCTGGATAGATGGCGGTCTTAGATGCACTACGTTGGTACGAATTGAAATCAGACATGTTGTACTTCTCCTTTAAAAACTCTTCTGCCTCTTGTTTTAGACTCATATTTCCTTACCCAATTTAAATTGTCATAGTAGGCTTTGTTGTAGCCCCTATTCCACTCACGGTACTGCATAGTATTTGTAGGGTATGGGTTAACATGCTCACCTCTTTTAAAACTATTGTAACCCATCGTCTGCTGTACCCTTAGAGGTGCATCATATTTACCTAGTCCACGCTGTTCTCTTGTACGAATATTCATAAGCTATACTCCTCATGCTACGTTGATCAACTCTGCCTCTGTATACGGAACGTGGTAGAACTGTTCTCCATTGTAGATGTTCCTACCTGTAGCCTCACGTAGTTTGTCGTCAGTAAGTAGCTTACTGTCAATGCACCAAGCCTTAGCCATATCCCCACTGAAGATATAAAACTTTAGGTTGTTACCGTGCTTTGACAGTAGCTTCTTCTTACGCTCTGGTATACGTATCTCAGCCCAATTGGTAGGCCAATCACCTTTCCATGCAGTCTTTACTTCGGCTTCGCTGTAGTGTTTCTCACCTAGCTTCTCTGTCACTACGTCAGCATCATAGGATTCAGAACTGTCTACCAGTACGTGACCATCCTTGAGTAGGTGATTGATCAATGTGTCCTTAGCCACACCGTCATACTTGCCATAGAGATTTTTTGAAAAAGGTTTTCTGTATGCCATGAGTATTACTCCTCGTTTTGTTTCGTTATATATTCTTTTAGTTCTTTGTAACCGCCAATGTGTTCCCCTTTATCGTTAAATATTTGTGGTACTGTTGTTATACTTGATCTTTTAAGTAAATACAATATCCATTTACTACTTACTGTACTTATATTATATGTTGTGTAAGATGTGTTAGCTGCATCTAGCAGAGCCTTTGCTGAATCGCAGAAGTTACATTGATCTCTCGTTATTATTACGTACATCTTTTAACTCCTGTAATAGTTTAATTTGTTGTTCGTCCGTCATGATGGGCCACTCTCGTATCTCATCTATACTTCTGTAACACCCTACACAAAGATCGTTTTCTATGAAACAAACCTTTATGCAGGGTGATTTCTGTTTACCTAAACTAGGTCTACGATTTCGCAAGAGTCACCTGAGCATGCCATAGTTTGCATGGATACTGTATTGTCTTCACTCTCATACTCAGATAGCATACCCCAATCAATACTGTCTGGCATAGTATCAAGCATCTCTTTATATGCTTCTTTTGTACACTCTTGATAAGGGGCTTGTTGATAAGTATGTTCAGAGTGTGGCAGAAAAGATACACCTGACATTTCGTCAAAATGTTCGTACACAAATGAACCTACAGCCATCCACTCAGAATCACGTACTGAGATAGTCACACTTGGCTTATGTTCGCACCAGTGTCGCTGGTACGTAAGCCATAACTCAAGTTGCTCTACTGCAGTCATGTCATTGCGTGTTACTGCCTGTTCAGGTGACTTCACTGGGAAGCTAAACACTACAGTAGAGTCAGGCTTCATAACGCAAGGTTCATTAGGAATGCCCTGATCAATCATGAACTGTGTCAGAGGGTCTTTGTTATCACCACGGACAGTACGAATATAATAGGGGCTGTGCCTAGCGTGAATACCAGAGGCGGAATCAACCAGTTGCGATACTGTACCGGAAGGTTTAACGCAGCTGATAGAAGCACTAGCAGGGATGCCAAGCAACTCAGCCCACTCAGCGTTAGTATTAACAGCGATGTTACGAAGATGCTCAAGTGTTTTCTCCAATCCTTTGTTCTTGTTTGTCATTAGAGGGTTATCCATAATGCCCGTCATAGACACACCAAGTAACCGTTCTTCTGCTGTATTGTTCTGCCATACCTTACGTAGGTAGGGGAACTTAATCATGGTAGACTGAATCGTACCCAAGATGGTAGCCAACTTTACCTTACGCTCAAGGTCTTGCAGGGTATCCGTTGCTCGTACTACGCACTCCGTTAGGTTGCAAAACTGATATGGGCGCAAAATTATTTCCGAACACGGGTTGGTCCCGAACTCATAGTTAGGATCACGCCGCCCAAACTTAGCTGCTTGCTTCTTAGATGCTTCACGGTTGAAGATGCCACGCTCACCTGACTTTGACTCAACCAACGCAAGCCACTCACGCATGAATGTTTCCATGTCTGGCTTCTCAGTGTAGCATACAGAGTTATTAGCCAAGGCACGATGCCCTGCAGTCTCCCACCATTGCCCTGACTTGGCGTGACGCATACGGTCATCACTTAGATTGGACAGTGAAATCATAGCAGAGCGGCGCACACCACCAACCACAACGATCTGACCAATGAAGCACATCAGGTCATGACATTCCATAGAGCTAAGCTTGCGTCCTTGTGCCGCCTTGAAGGTAGACACAGCAAAATTAAACAACTCTACAAGAGGGGCAGGTCCAGATGCCCTACCACCGAATGTCTTTAGCCTTGCACCTGCAGGGCGTACCTGTGACACATCCCACTTAGGAATTTCACCAGCCCATAGGAGTGCAAGAACTTGACGGAACCCCTTAGCCCAGCCTTCCTTACTGTCCTTAACGACAACGATAGACTCACTCTCGAACAACTCAGGCACTTCTGGGAGCTTGCTGATAAACTGGCGCTCGACACTGAACCCGACACCAGTGCCGCAGAGGAGAATGTACATAGCCTCATCGAAGGACTTAGGGTCATCTACGGGTAGGTAGCTACAGTTGTAGCCTGCTGTGTTGTCACGATCTAATGCTGGGCCAGCTGTCATCATAGCCCTCATAGATGGCATGATGTCTTGCCCAAGGATGGCTTGCTCAAGATCGGTTAGATAACTGTTCTTGACTCCCCCTACGGTCTTTAGTACTACGTTTTCCATGTAGCGTCCTACTGTTTCACTCCATGACTCACGGCCCTTGCCATCAAAGTACTTGGCGTACCGAGACTTGTGAATGAACGCTTGATAGTCTGTTGGTAGTTGATTGCTCATACTGTATTACTCCGATATTGTTTTTACTGTTTTTATTTCCCAACCGTCTACGTCAAAGATTAGTTCGTGTAGTACACTTTCTACTTCTTCCGTAACGGCTCCGTCTGTAGGCATTGGATAGTCATCTTCATCTATGTCTAACGTAAGAAATACTTTAACTATCATATTAGTATTCTCCTGTATTAGAAATTAACACGTATGACATTTTCTTTTACCTCTTGTACTTTACTCTCAACTACTTCTGGTTCATCGTAGGAAATATCTTCTACTATAGAAGTAAGTATCTTACGTACTTGCTCACTCTCCTCAAGGGCAGGTACGGATGCACAGACAAGTTGTGTTAGCTGCATGAGACTGAAATGATCTTCATCACTCAGGTTGTTCTCACCTGTGGTAACACTGCCTACCATCAACTCACCTGTCCAGTTACCTTGTTCATCTAAGAACGGAGACAAACGAATGATGTAATCATTTGCGTCAAAGTCTACGAACACGGGAAGGTTTTCATCCTCATTCATTTTTTCTGTCTCCTTTTAACTTTCTTGTACGGGCAATGTATTAGTGCAGGGTGCATGTCTTTGCCCTTCTCATGCAACCAATCTTCTGGAATGATGCGGTCATTGTATTTTATACCATTCTTTTCACACCATTGTCCATAGGTAGTTTTAGCACCCTTACTCAACTTGCGTTTACTACTCGTAAAAACAAATCGTATATCCAGCTTAGGGTGCTGCTCCTTAACAGCCAAATGTTTACGTCTATCATCCGCCGTAAACAACCCCTTTGTCTCAATTATAATACCGTTACCCAGCACAAAGTCTGGGGTGTAGGTACGGTACATGAGGTCTTCCCACTCTATCTTTACCTTTTCGTATTTAAACTTTACATTATGTTCTACAAGGTACTCTTTGGTGCGAAGCTCAAGCCCACTCCTATACCCATGCTTCATGGCGGCAGCAAATTGAGATGCCTTCATTTATCATGCTCCTTCTTTGATGTACGCTACAATAGGTTTGGTACGTGCCTGTGATACTTTAGAGGGTAACTCCTCAATGTCGTAGCACGAGAACCGATAGTCACAGAACTTGCAGTTGTCATTCAGTACCATGTTACCGGATGGCTTACCTCGGAATGTCTCAGGTACAGGACTAAAGCAACGCTTGAACTCATTGGCATTTACTGTGTCAATGTTTTCTTCCAACTTCTGTAGCTCTCCGTCAAAGTCCATGCTGTCTGCAGGTACATACTTGATGTTACCGTTAGCCTTGTTGACTACCCACCAGCCACCTACCTTTTTACCTGATGCTTTAGCGTACCCGGCTAACTGCCCTACGTATCCGAATGGATCACTCTTTTTGAGTGTCTCAAAGGATTCAAACTTGTTTCTGTATGACCAATCAGATGCGGACTTAACGTCATCTACTCTGCCATCCATTACCAAGTCATAGCTGCCTTTGATTTTGTGTTCTCCTATCTCTAGTGTAACGAAGTTATCTTCATCCTCGTATGGAACGTCAGCTTCCTTGAGGATACCTTTGAATGCAGCTTCAACGATGTCCCCAAGTAACATGTTCATTACGAATGTGGTCGGCAATGGTAGGGCTTTCTCTGGCTCATTTTTAGCGAACCAGAGCTGACAAGTAGGCTTACCAATGTTAGACATCCGTAAGCGAAACTCGTCACGCCCTTTACCACTGCCGAACTGGCGTCTCATAGCATCCATTACATCCTTGCCAACTTGTTCAATTGTCTCTTCGGACATTGTTGACTTACCGGATGTAGCATCTTCCAGATACTGATTGATTGCCAGTTCAGCGGGGTGGTTCATTATGCAAAGTCCTCTTCGCTAATGTCAACGAATGCTTCCACCGTATCTACATCAACGTCTTCGTTCTTGTGCATGTTCTCATCCCATGTATTCAAGATGTACGTATTGTAATTCTGAATCCATGCCATGAAGTTGCCGAACACTTCCTGTGTATCGTTGTCCATGTCCAGTGTAGTACCCAAGTAAAGGTCTGCGTTAGGTACATAGAAGCTGCTACCATTTGGTAGTGGTACTTCAGTAGTGCTACACATGATGTGATGCTGTGGTGGTAGTCGGCGCATCTTGGATAACTTAGTAAACTGATCACCCATAGTCTTAAAGGCATCACGATTGTCTACTTCCCAGATGAATGGTGTAGTGTCTACGTCTACAGAGTTACCATCTGCATCTGTAGGGTTGACCAACTCCACAGTACCAAAGATTGCACGAACACGCTTGATTGATTTGATCAAGTCCTTCATGTGATCTGGCAGTGCCGCCCAATCTTTGATGAACCCTGCAGGTTTGCCACAGTTGAAGCCACCATCGTTATCTTTCATGTCACCATTAAGATCATTAGCCATGACTGTCTTCACAAAGCGGTTAGCTGTGTTGTCATTACCCTTGATGAACTTCTTGTACATAAATCGTTGTAGGAAGGGGCGGATAGCCACACTCTCTGCATAGTACGTAGGGCCATCAGGTATCTCCAGTTTGTATGCACCACCTGAGATGACCTCTACGTTCTTCATCTTACCACCAATCTCTTGCTGACCCATGATGGGTGTATGGTGGATACGCAACCGTGCAAGTGTGCTTGCCTTGCTACTTGTCTTGGGGGCATCTGCCTCCATACCCATAGCCTTAGCCATTGCAGAGAAATTGTTAGTGTCGATTGTTGCTACTTCATTCATGTTTGTAGTCTCCTTTTGAATAAACGAAAGTTAGTTATATCACGCTACGTCTTTTGTGTCAAGCCAATTCGGGCCGATCTTTGCCTCAAGCAGAAGTGGTATGTTGAAATCTATACCCCACTTTCTGTTGACGATAGGGATCAGCTTGTCATTTGCAGCTTGTATTACTCGTAGTACCATGTCCTCTTCATCTGGGTGTACGTCAATTACAATTGAGTCGTGCACCGTGTTTACTACGCAGCTACGTAGCTTGTTCGCTGTCAGTAACTTATCAATGTATATCAGAGATATTGGTACTATGTCAGCCGTTGCAAACGATTGGACAGGATAATTTTTAATCTGTGTGAAATATGTCACACCTCCAAATCGTCTACGTGATACATCAGGAAAGGCAAACTCCCTGCCTGATGGTGTGGTAATCATGCCAGTGTTGAGTGCCTCAGTTGCAAGACGCTTGTGCCAGCCAGCTACACCGGAATACTTTGTCGTAAACTGCTTGTAGTATGCCGCTTCTGCCTCTGACCTACCGAAACCACTGGCCCCATACAGAGGAGCAAAGGTGTGTGCCTTGGCGTCTTGACGTGACATAGGTTGACCTGCATCTGTAATAACCTGTGCAGTATAACTGTGTACGTCAAAGCCTGTGACTACCTCATCAATAGCTGTCATGTCTTGCGATAGGAATGCAGCAACACGAAACTCAAGCTGTGCGAAGTCAGCCTCCATGATCTTGCCGCCAGCCCATCGTGACACAAACACTTTCTTGACAGGAAACGTACCGCCACGTGGCATGTTCTGCATGTTAGGGTCTGCACCTGACAGTCGGCCTGTACCTGTACGATGCTGTAGTAAACGTACATGCAGCAAGCCATCTGGCTTCATGTGTGTGGATATACCCTCAACAAAACTACTGAGGTAAGTCTCAACGGCAGACAGTCTACGTACATTACGTAAGAATGTCTCCGCTTCCTCCATACCACGTGACCGTGCGATACCCTCCAAGAATATTAGATTGTCCTTGCCTGTACCAAAACCGTTGGCACTAACCCACTTGGAGTTAGGGGGTGTGAACTTTAGCCCTGCTACCGTGCGGCTATCCGTAAAGATATAACCTGTGGCGTCGCAGTTTACACACTTGTTTGTTCTAGCGTACAGTGTACCGTCTTTCTTTTGCTTACGTATCTGTCCACTACCGTAACATACACTGCACTGATGTGCCTTCTGTTTATATAACTTCTCACTGTATAGATTGACTGTGCGTTTGTACTCTGCGTCCGGCATACGTTCATCGAACAGGTCAGCCCATACCTTTTTGTCCTGTGGCTTGCGGCTGTAGATAACCCATGACAGTTGTTCTGGACTATTGAGGTTGATAGGTCTGTCACCCATCAAGTCTGCTGCCTGTTCCTCCAGTGCGATCTTGAGCATGTTACGCTCACTCTCAAACTCTTGTCGAACATCGTCAAGGGCATTGAGATCAACCTTGAAACCTCGTTGATATATACGAGCAAGGTGTAATGCAAGTTGATTGGTAAGCTCAATCGTAGGCACTAGTGATGGGCTACGTTGATATGATTCTTGAAGTACATTGTACAACTGTTGAGTTGCATGTAGATCGTGTGACAAATACTCCGATAGTTCATCGTGAGGTATATCACGTGTGGAATATCCATTCTTGAAGTACTCCTTTAGTGTATCTTGTTTCTGTGTTGCAAGCTCGTACCGTTCAGCACATGCATCAAGGGACAAGGGTTGCTTCTGACCTCGTTGTAATACATACTCGCCAAGCATGGTGTCGTATACGTTACCGTCATAGGTAAACCCGGACTCCCACAACCACAGCAAATCGTGTGGTGCGTTGTGTGCAATAAGCAAAGACGTATTGTCTAGTGCATCTTGTACAATGCGGTGACCATTGGGGGTAGGTGCATGGTCTGCATGATCAAACGTGACAATGGTTTCAACGCCAGTGTCTTCCAACATACCTACCATCACCAACGTATTCTCTGGCTCAAACGGATCAAGGTGTAACTTGCCATTGCGTTTGACCGTTGTATTTTCTACGTCAAGTGTTAGGTGTCTCATGTATTCTCCTCGTATCAGGACCAAACGTCCCATTCATCTGTCAGTAATGTATCATTCTTATACACCCTGTCAAGTGCCTCTTCAAAATCTTTATCATTTGCGTACCGTTTCATAGCCTCTACCGCCTCATTTACTGTGAGATTGCTTTGGATCATTGCGTTGTACAACTTAATCTCTGCCGCCTGTGACGCTGTGCTCATTTTACAAGACCTCCTTATTCTGTAAGTGTATCAGTCGTTCTAAGTACCATTGAGATTTCAACAAGTCTTCCTGTTTGTTTTTATAACGCCATCGGTGTAGATACTTAGCTATGTTACCACGAAGGTAACCTATGTACTCCTCAGTAGTTAAGAAATCTTCAATGTATTCAATACATTCTATCTTACCCTTGCCATAGTGGGCCGGGTTGTTTACGTTGTCCGTCTCGTGTTCCGACATTACAATCTCTTTGAAATTCATTACTCTTCCTCCAAACAAAAGCCACACCACGTGGACTTACTTGCATTACCACAGCTGACACATTTACGCCAGCCATTCTTTTCATCACGATGTTGGGATGCTTTACGTTCTTCATCACTCATTGGTCTTATCATTTTCTGTCTCCCAGTATAGACCTGTCTTAATCAGCGACACAAAGCCCACGTTAAAGATGGCTGCGAATGTCTCTGGGTCGCACTCTACCTGCAATGTAGCACTGCCATCCTCATGCTCAGTTATTTCAGTTATCTTAACTTCACTCATCGTCATCCTCCTTCTTCATCAAGTCTTTCAACTCTGCCTTATGTTCAGCTTCTGTCATCTCCTCACCGTTTAAGTACCACTTCTTAGTACCATCAGCATACTCAATAGCAGGCCCATCTTCACGGTGAAGGTTACCATTTAAGTACCAAAACTTAGTACCATCAGCCCACTCAAAAGCAGGACCATCTTCACGGCGAAGCTTACCGTTTAAGTACCAACGCTTATCACCGTTAGCATGCTCAACAGCAGGACCATCTTCACGGTGCAAGTTACCATTTAAGCACCAATATTTAGTACCACAAGGGAACACCTTTACTTCATATTTAATCATTGTTGTTCTCCTCCGTTAGCGCATCCCACGATACAGGGAATAGTTCAATCATCTTATGGTCAATCTGTTTAGCTACCTCTCGTGTCTCTGCCTGTGTGTCAGGCTTGCAACGTAGGTTACACATATCAGCAAAGGCATCCAAGCTACCTGACCAGTACCACTCAGTCATAGTAGACTGTGGCAGTACCATACGTGCTTGCTCAGGTGCTACGCCAGCCGCTATAAGCTTTCTATAGATAGCTATGACATACTCATCACATTCATGTACCTCATCAAGCAGGCTTAGATCAGGAACTATGCTATCTTTATACACCCCATACTTTTTAGGTTCTGCTTCGAATACATCCCTTATATGTTTATACGGGGCGTAAGTATACATCTTGTCTAACTCTATTACACCGTCACTACCCTGCTTCTTGTCAGAGCTACGTCCACGCCATACATCAGGCTCATAGAACTCAGGTTCATCATCAACGTAGCGCCTAGATATTTCGTTCCATCTCAAGAACTTATGCTTGACTAGCTGCCGTGCTACAAAGATTGGAGCCTTGACGTGGAAGCTTGCGAAGCAATGCCCAAAGGGACTGATGTGCTTGTGTTTGGCTAGGTATCGGATCAGCTTATCATCTTTCTTCTTGAGACGTGGTGGCCCCCAAGGATCATCCTCCATCTCAGATGTCTTACCGAATGACACTCGTGCTGCGTTAGCTACAGTCAAGTCACTACCCATGTGGTCAATGTATGTTACTTTAATCAAGTGTCACCTCCCTCAATACCTCTACCGCTTGTTCCTGTGTGAGCCTGAACCACTCACCATTATCAACCTTATTCCAAGGTTTACCAGTCATTCGTGCTGCAATCAAGTGCGCCTTGCGCTCTGCTGCATTGACATCCTCAAAGTGTACAGAATGTACAATCTGATAGTCACGTAGAGGTGAGCTTGTTTGGTACGCTCGTAGTCTATCGTTGGCATCAATGGCTCTGCCTATCTTTACCCAATCGGGCCAAGCCTTGTTGGTAATTACGTAGACGTACCCTTCTTGCACACAATCTTCCGTCATATCACGAAAGGCATCTATGTCTTCCTGTGTGATCACTGTATTGCCTCCTCTACTTCCTCAAGTGCCTCATCAATTTCAACTACTACATCTGCAAGTTGATTGTGTTTATCAATCATATCAAGTAACGCCAATTGAAATGTCGCCATGCTCTCTCGTTGCTTGTGTTGATCCCATATTACGAAACCTATACATACGATGAAACCAATCTCTATGAGAGTTGAAACGTCAATCATGATACGTACCGTGCAATCTTGTACTCCAAGTCGGTGTGTACAATACCGTGCCAACCGGACAACTTGTTCTTAACTACGTTGATGTGACGCTGGTTGTCTTCTTCTTCCTGTCCCTCAACTGTAGGGTTCTTGGAGATCATGATCATGAGGTCAGCTTCCGCCGCCTTACCTGTACGTGATCCCTCCATCATGGCTTGGTTGAGTACGACTTTACCTTCTGCCTCTGCCGATAGCTGAGACATGTAGAATACTGCGCAGTCTTGTTGCTTGGCAATCTGTCTGGCATGAATGGCATTAGCCTTGAGTGCTTCATCGGGACGTGAGAACCCAGCAGTACGTGCGAACTTGTCACCCATGTCCAGTATAACTACATCAGGTTTGTAAGACTTACACACTGACTCAACCCAGTTCATGTCACGTCCTGTTGCATCTTTGAACATGATCTTGTCACGTATCTTGGCAAAGATTGCCATAGCTTGTGTCTTGTTCTTAACGATCTCGTGCTTGTCCATACCTGTAGCGGCTGTAATGTAGCGGTGAGCTACACGGTGGTAGCCTTCTTCATTACACAGTACAACTACCTTGGCACCCTGCCATGCAAAGCCGTTAGGCCCAGCTACAAGTGAGGCATGGAAGGATGTCTTACCTGTATTCGGACGTGCACCTACCTCAATCAAGTGACCAGCATTGATGCCCTCAACCTTACGTGTCAACGTAGGGATGTTGAATGTCCACTGTGACTCAAGGTCAGTCATTGCAATGATTGTATCAAGGTCAATGTCCTCCCACTCAACCTTGAGGTTGGGGGTGAAGTCATCACCATACTGCTCAAGCATCTGACGTAGCGGGTCAAGGCTAGACTTGCTACCGTTTACATAGTCAAAGCCAAGGTTGGCAATGTCTTCGCCTACTACCTGTTGGAACAGCTTGGATAGCACCTCCTGTGCTACGTCACTGCCCATTGGCTGTTCTTTACTCACCTGTACAAACAGGTGGCTGTACGCCTGTCTCTGTGCCGTTGTGAGGGTAGGGTTGTTCGCCATGAACAGAGCCTCAATCTCTGCTGGAGTAACGGTACGCTCGTAGCGATCCATTGCTGTGTCGATTGCTTGCTTGATCTTACGGACATCCTTGCTGAACAATCGGTCGGGGCAACGTGCGCCACGGTGATCGTCATAGAAAGTCTTGTCCATCAAGCTACGGATAAGGGATAGTTCCATTGGGTTATTCTCCTAGTGATGAAAGGTTTGCCATGTCGGTTGGCATTCGGTATTTTATATCGTCTTGTAGCCTGAGTACCTTTACGGTGTCAACATAGCCACGTAATTCCTTTGCAAATTGCAGTGTCTTGGGTAGTGCGTCAGGGTCTAGTGCAATTATTGCCGTTGAAAACTGCGATAAGTACTCCTTGTGTCCATTAGACAACGATGTACCCAACACTGCTACCCCAACATATACACCACCATCACCTACAACGGCAGCACTTATGCAATCCTCAACGACTACCGCAGTTTTACCACGTCCAGAACAGTATGGCAATACACTTTTTCCATACCGCTTCCACTTGGGTATACGATTACCAAGTGATCTGCCCGTAGCGTCTACAGTAACTCCACCATGTACAACTGGGAACACCACACGATGTTCCTTCACATCGTACATAAGTCCTAACTGTTGTGCATCAAGTTCCCATTGTTCACAGAAACCTGCAATTTTATTGTAATCACGTACAAACGAATCGGGTCTAACGAATGTTGATACGTGTGTCTCTTCTGCAACATGACCTAACGATCTACGTATGTCATCCGCAGTTAGTGTAGTACGAGTGCCACCTGATACAGAGCAACTTGCCTTGTAACAATTCCACATGATAGTACCCATGTTATTTGTAACAGTAAACGTATTCTTAGTATTACATGATGGACAAGTCATACGTCTTGTCTCACCATTTACTAATGATAGATCACTTATAATGTTATTTATATTCATAAGTACTATTCACTTTCTGTGTTACTCGCTACCACTCGATTGTACACTTACATTTCTCTGTGTCAATGCACTATTTGCAGAGTGGTACGTATTTTTTAGATATGGTTTCACAGAAGACACATGTGCATGTCCTGTTACGGACATCACTTGGGGTAGTGGAACACCTGCATCAACCATCTGTGTAACTCCTGTTCTACGTAAGTCCATAAGACGTAGTTCCTCTGGTAAACCAGCTAACCGCATGACCCTGCGGCCTACTTTTGACAGCCTCTCCATTGCATACGGTACATATGCACCCTGTACAGGGCGTGGGTGAGGTGCTACGTACTCTTGAAAACCAAAGTCATTACGTTGGTCGTTGAGCATTGAACATAGGTCATCAGAGATGGGCAGTGTTACGTCAGCCCTACGCTTACTCTGTTCTAAGTTAAGTACTTGTTTAGACAGACTAATGTTCTCCCACTTGAGGTTGCGCATGTCACCTAATCGTTGGCACCACTCGTATGCCATCTGCACAATCAAGCCTACATTCCTGTACTCAAAATCACTGTACGCATAATCAAGGAACCGGATAACGTCTTCATGTTTCCACACTACCTTACGTTGTGGTACTGACTTACGCTTGATATTAGCCCAAGGGTTCTGTGTTGTGTGCCCCATTTGTATTGCGTAATTATACACACGGCTTGCACAGGTAGCTGCATGGTTAGCAAAACTAATGCCACGCTTCACCCATTCTTCATACGCAGCCTTAGCAATCTTGGGGGTCACTAATTCATACTTACGTGTACCCATCGTTTGGTGGAGGACAGTTAGGAAGTATCTGTAATCCACTTTAGTGTTATCACGTAACATATTGTAATCATTAGACTGATAGTAGAAGTTTATCAAGTCAGTAACCCTACTGCTAGGCTTTACTTGTACAACAAGAGACTGCTCATGTCTCCACGCATCAATGGCTGCGTTGTGTTCCTTCACAATCTTGCGCACCTCCTTCATGTCACTGCCGTACTCTTCACGTTGTACCACACCCTCATCGACAAGGGACTGTGGTGGGTTGAAGCGGTATGAGATCACCCCAGAGGGTGACACTCGTTGTTGTACGTAACGTGGTAGCTTAGGCATAGACTATGCAGCCTCCAACAAACGGAACCTGTCATCACTGACCCACTTACTTACCTCTTGCTCACGTGACCACATAGACATAGCCTGTGTATCATTGCCTGTGTTCTTGAGGTTGAACCCGTTGCGTTCATCTGCATAGGTAGCATAGTTAGTCATAGCACTATACAGTGCGAACTTATTGTGACCACGGGTCGATGCCTCTTGCATATACAAGCTGTACATCTTCTCGGACTTACGCTTAGACCCCAGCATATCATCAAGCAAAGAGCTTACGTCTACGTACTTGAGGTCAGTGTGTGCCCACACCTGCATCTGTTGTGCTTGCTGGTAGAAGTCTGTACGAGCACGGTTAAGCTCATAGATGAAGCTCTCCATTGAGAAGTTGGATGTATTCTTCTTGCGCACTTTGTCGTGATCTCCTGTGATCATACCATTGGTACAAAAGAAATCAATTGCACCAAAGAATACTTGGTTGCTGCATGACCCATCAATACCGTGCAAGCTGATGATACGATTACCGATCTCAGTCTCGAACTTATCGGTGCTGATGTCCATCGTTACGTTAGGCAACGTGATGTCAAGCATAGCCCATGCACCATTACGTGCAGTTTTGAAGTTGTACTTAGCACCATCAAGATCATCGTTAGATAGTGTCTCCGTAGCAGTATCTACTACCCCACGAAAGAAGTCACCATGTGATGCGCACTTGAAAGATTTACCAACGATACCAAGTGGTTGACCTGTGCTTTGGTTAATGACGTACTTCTTATCGGGCATACGTGTGTCCTCAAATGCTACGTCAAAGTCTAAATATTCTGGAATATCAAACGGCATACTGTTCTCCTATGATTGTATGTACGGCAACTGTGCCATAGTTATGTAGTATATGTCCACCCCTATACTGGTAACGGTAAGCTATCTATAGAATAGGTGTGATCCATATGTCACAGTCTTAGATAGGGATGCACTCCAGTACGGGTTAACGTACCTTGCATGGTAGTGTGTAGCTCCGTTGGTAACGTCAGGCACTACACCTTTGAGTACTTGATCGGCAACGAGTACGGACTTTGACCATGCCACTATCTCTTTAGGTTCGTCAGATTTACCGTCACAGTACCATGTGAACTGGCACCTGAACCTGCCCTTCTCATAGCCTTGATGTACTACGGAGCACACATCGTCAGGCCATCGTCCACTTGCAACCCTGTTGAGTACAACATGAGCCACAGCGGCTTGACCCTGCAACGGTTCACTACGTGCTTCGTGATACACATTGAGGGCCAAGCACATTAACGCTGCGCTAATCATTGTACTACCATTGGGGCATCATGTATGTACCCATAGCTTGTGTACTCTGCATGTACGTACTCAGCACAGTCAATGAACTCAATCTTTGTGCCGGGATGGTCATGAATAGCCATGTGAATTGCAAATTCAACTGCACTATTCCAACTGTTCACAGCGGGATATGTAGTGTCGAGCTTGACTAAGGATTTGATACCGTCAATCTCAAGCGTTACGTCATATGCCATTGTAGCCATGATTAATCCACCTCACTGTCATAATACCAAGCAGTAGGATCGTCAGGCAATACGCTAGGCTTCCAATGTGCTGGGTGACCACAATCATTCATAGGATTACGAAAGTCAAACATGAATCGTAAGTCGTATGCCTTGCTCTGCAAGTCACTAAGTTGTGACAGTCGCACATCCAGACACTCCATTGTATCATTTACGAATGAGTCTACGCAGTTGTACAACTCTAATAGTTTGATGACCTCATCACGGGTCAGTTCAGTTTTTATTGTCTTTGTCATAAGCCTAGCTCCTCTCTTACTTTCATTAGCACCGTGGCACGATCAAGGTAATACTGCATCAGGGCAACGTCATCGTATTCCGCCTCACCCCATGACCCTATCTCCATGTCATTCTCAATCATTTCCTTGAGCATCAACAGTTCATTTGTGCTTAGTTCTAAGTTAGTCATCACACTATCTCCTATCCTGCAAAGTGCCCAAGCTTACGGGCGGTGTTAAGTGTTTTGAAAAAGTATACTGTACGTCTACCAAAGTGGTAAGCTACAGATGTCTGCATACGTTGACGCTTGAACCATCCCCGTGATTGAGACTGACGCTTACGTATCAGCCCCTTCTTACCAAAGAAGTTAAAACGAAAACCCTTTGTACCATCGTTCAATGGTTTTGTTGCTACAATTACAAACATATTATGCTACTCCTTCTAATTTTGCATCTACTTCTTTGAGCCATGTGAGTAGGTGCTTACGCTGACGCATCAACTTACCACGCTCCATGTTACGTTTCATACCCAAGAAACCTGCCGCCTTGAGTACCTGTATACGATACTCTACACGTTGGTCGTATTCATTCAACTCTTTTGCCATTTCTTTTATGGTAGAATTGTGCCAGTTCTGTAGGATGTAATCGTCCATAACGGCATAGTTGTATGTGTAATTACGTGCTTTCTTCATGTGATACGTATGCTGTACATACAATTCAGGCTTCATTGATTTAACTACAGGGCGGGTATTTTGTGTTGGGTTTGTCATGTTATAGCTCCTTAGGCTGCTGATGTGAGTTCAAGTGTTAGGTCAATGCTGTGCCATCCTACTGGCATACATACGTGGGAATATCCTGTATCTAACTGTACAAGTATATCACCTACGGACATACTGTATCGGTCACGGATATTGGCGGTCTTGATGGAACCGTCACCGTATCCGTTGCCTTCATCAAAGATGGCCTCAAATGGTGTACGATCCCTGTCTTCAATGTCGTGCATAATCATGGTAGGTTCATACATATTGTGAAACAAACCGTCATGCACTGCATCTTCTACGGTATCCCTGTTGGGCATACCCAATGCAAAGTACGCTTTGGCATATACAGACGTTGGCATACTGTTGATGCGCTCACTGTCTACATTTGTACGTTGGTAAATCATATATACTGACATAGTTAGGCTACCTTGTTGCTGCGGTAATTGGTTACACTGTTACGCAATGTCTGTTTACGTTTGCGTTCTTTGTCACGTTCACGTTTCCAGTCATCATTGAACTTAGACTGTCCAACATTGGACGCTTTTCGTTTAGTCATCTTGATGAAGTTTTGCATCTCGTATTGCACTGTACTTCTCCTGTTTGCGGTTACGTTTAGCTTTGCTACCCTTCTTAGGCGGCACTACCTGTGGGGCTTTGCGTTCTTGCAGCATAGCCTTAGCCACAGGATTTACAACCCCCACAGATACTTTTTTAACCATGTTCAAATCCATATGTTACACATTCTACATGATACCGTGACACTACGTCACCAGTATCCAAGGCACGGTTGGCACGATTGCCAGCCACATATTCGCACCATGTATTCCACCAGTACTCGCTGCCCTCAACTTGGGTCAGTTCAACGTACTGTTCAACCTTCTTGCGTACAGTGGCAGGTTTCATGGCGGCAGGTGGTGACTTCACAAGGTTAGGTGAGATACCCAAACGCTTGATGTTGTGGCTGTCGATACAGGCTACGTTAAACCCAAGGCATTGGGCAAGGAAGGCAGCTTTGACCATGCCAAGATTGGGCACATCCATAAACAGTTGTATGACATCGGCACAAGCCTCAACACTTTCATAACCTTTGGTATCGGCAATGTGGTACAGCTTACCGTATAGGTAATCTTTGTGGTCATTGAGGTATTCGTAACCGTCTGACTTTTTGCCCCATAGGCAATCAGCGGCATAGCCGTCACGCTCTACCTTCACCATGCTACCACGGACAGTGGACAGGCCAGCTTGTATCGTAAGCAGTACGAACAGGCCATTGGCTACCAAGGCATCTGGGCCACGCCATTTTACGAAGGCTTTGATCTCATTTACGTCACGTTGATACATATTGTATCCTTTCAAAAGTGTCCAACATTGGACGGTTTCAATTAGGCAAACGCCTCATTCCATTCGTCAGGTGTAATACCTGTCATCAAGAACTCACGATCCTCTGGAGACAATTGTGGCATAGCATCCTGTATGCACTTACCACCATTTTTCCAGTTGTCATACTGGCGATGTGTGAAGAACATCAGGCGGCAATTTTCTTCGCCTGACATGGTTGATTTTCTTGTTACGAAAACAACATTACCATCGTAGCCTTTGGGATAAAGCAATTGCATTTTAGCATCCTTTTAAAGTGTCCAACATTGGACGGTTTGTTTCAGTGTTAGTATTAAACATATGTTATATAACACTTTCACTAAAGTATCAGTGTTATATAACTATGTAATACTACTTGTCAATAGATGAAATGTGATACCCACCAACATTTGGAATGTATATTCCATAGCCATCATCTTGAATGTATCCAAAGGATACCAGCAACAGATAGGCCAGAGCTACGCTGCAACCTACATAGGCAGCTATGGCAATACGAATTTCAGCTTTAGTCATTATAATCTCCGATTATACAGTTAACATAGTCAGACAGTCTCAGAGAGACTGCCCAAGATATTAACCTTGCCAATGACGTTTACTCAATTCGCTCATCAAGTCATCAATGATATCTTCCAGATTAAGTTTGTTGATAGCAGCTTGAGCCAATATGGTATTCACCATAACTTTTCTTGTGATTGGTCCAACAGTCATAGACTGCTTAGACTGTTCAACCAGCTTAGGCTGGTCATCAGACTGTCCAACATTGGACGGTTTACCTTCGGTAGCTTTACCTTCGGTAGTTTCATCATCTGCTTTAGCAGCTTTCCGCATCGCAGCTTGTAAAGCTGTCAGAGAGCTAAAACCTTTCTTGCTGTTAGCAATAAAGTCACGACACTCAACTTCGTTTTCAACGAACCAAAGAGCTTCAGAACGGCGGCGGCGATCAATTACATTGATAC